TTCGCTGACATGCTCGTGATTTGAGGAATTGCAAACCCGGTGAGATCGTCGGTGAAATTGTCCTCGGTGAAATAGGCGTTGCTGTTGAGCGTGTTCACAAGCCCCGAGCCCGGAGGCTCCGGGTTGTACCCTGGCATTGAGTTCACATAGTCACAGGCCAAAGCGACCAGCTTGACGGATAAGCGAACCGAGCCTCTTGTCTTCGGCGTAGAAACCGAGATGGATTCGACCGCAGCGCCGCGCACCCGCAACACGCGCCCGTCAAACTCAGGCCCGGACAGCCAAAACGTAGCCGTCTCGATTTCATCCTCTGCCGAGGAATCTAGTGTCCGAACATCATACCCGCCGAACGTGATCCGGCTCGTCTGATTGAACATCATGCCGAGCAACTTCAGCGTGCTAGTCGTCTGATGCATCATGAACTCTAGCGAGAGTTCATATGACGGAAAAAAGAGCTGTCGATTAGAGAGCTTTCGTGACGGTGAAATCGTCGAGATCGTCGCGGCGTGCTTGGCGTCGAGCGTCGCACTAACGCTATGGAATCCAGCGAATACGCGACCGGTCGGCGTCCCGAGAGGGACCGCTTCAGACTGGAAAACAAACTCGGTCGCCCATCCTGCCGGAATCATGGAACGATCGTTCCCAACACCCCGAACTTTGCGCTGTAGGTTGTGCCCGTCGCGCCGGTCGTCACATCGACCTTAATCGATGAGCCGGTTTCGAGTCGCGTGAGGGGAAAAGCTTTGAGCGTGAGGCGATGGTTTTGCGTTGCGCTGATCGCCGGCAGCGTGACGCTCGCGACGAAATCATCGACGCCCCCGGTGCTCTTGGTGATGCGTAGGGTCGGCTGAACTGTGATCGCCGTAACCGTGATCGGCAGAATGTCAATCGCATCGAGAATGAAATCCTTGCCGAAATTGTTAGTGAGGATGTTTGTTGCCGCTACGGTCTTGAGATTTACCGCCGCGCTGAATCCGCGAATGGGCGCTGTCCAGAGCGACGCATCCACATTCGAGTTCTTCAACAGAGCCCGCAAAATGAGCTGGTAGAGAGGATCACTCGATCCGGTAGCAGTATTGAAAATCGCATTAAGGATTTCCCAATTACCACTAACGATAGGGCCCGGATTCCCCAAGCCGAGAGGATGATTATTGAGTGTAGAAGGAGAAAGAGCGGCCATAGAGTAGGTTTATAGAGTGACGTCTAGGTAGTCAACGCTTTCCCGGCCAAGTCGGGAAGCCCAAAATCTTACATATATAGAGCCAATAGGAGGCGTGAGAGTCAACTGCATGACGCCTTTTTCTATATCTACTCCATCCTCGGGAATGAACGTATACGAGGCGACGGCGACGTCATTAATAGCCGTTCCCGATCCGTTGAATGCCTGCCAGAGAACAGACAAATCTTCTGCCGTAGTCCTGATGGTGTAAAAATCCGTTGCGAGATCACCGCCGATGCCCGCCCCGGTTCGACGGAAGCGAGGGCGCAACTTGAACGTGACTGTGCCCGACCCGCTCTTACTCCATAGCACAGGAGCAAATGGCCGTTTGTTCAGCTCAAGAATCATCCCGCCGTTTTCGAGCTGATCCGTAATCCCGTCCGGGTCGACTCCCGAAGGAATCACATCATGGAATGAGAAATCGAGCTCGCTATTGATCGGTAATGCCCCGGCTGCAATCGCAAAGGCGGCTTGCGTGTAGGACGGAATGAAGGCGAACACATCATCGATCGAATGGGTTTCGGTTGGCGTGCTGAAAAGTCCTCGCACAAGATTCGTTGCGCGAAACGTACCGCCGCCGAGGTCTTGCACACGGCCAACAGCCATGATCTCGTTTCCGATAAGCAGCAAATCGGTATTCCCCGAAAGCAGATTCTCGAGACTGTCAGAATCGCTCGTGACTTTGCTTGCCGATGAAAGCATATCCGCAGCATCAGCCGGCCTCGTGAGAGTGAAGGTGAACCCGCTCGTATATCGGTCAATCGACCTTGTGATCGCATATGCGCTCGTGAGCTCGCCAGTGATGGCCCAACAAGGAAGCGTGCCCATCGCTTGCCAGCTATTCACGCCGTGCAGCGACCAGAAGATTTGCACACCGGAAAGATAGTTCGCGCCCTTCTGAGAGGAGCACAGGAGGAATAGCGCGTCGTTACTGCTTCGGTTGAAATAGCAATTCGGCTCAAGAATCCGAACCGGCGCAATATTCTTGAACGTGAGCCCTCCCTCGGTGTGATTCACGTCTCCCTGTGAGGTCGTATCGATGCCGAGGATTTGAGGGGTCGGTACTTCCTCGATGGGATTCAAGGCAGTCGTCGCCGGCAGATAGAATTCTTCCAACGCGGTGAAGGTGACGCCTTCGCTCGATTGTTCGGAATCGTCAATGTCGACAATCCGAATATAGCCCGTCACGCGGCTGTCGCTGAAATCATCCCAAATGACGCGGATAACGTCGCCGGGCTCAATCACCCGATTGAATTGGTTCATCTTGAACTTGTAGGTTCCGAACGGGTAGGTCGATTCCCTGAGCACGCGCTGAACTTGCCTTTCGCACGTATCGCGATTGCTGAATCCGGTAAACGTGATGCGTTTCGAGATGATCTCGCCGAGCTCTTGGAAAGAGGCAAGGTCTTGAGTGATGACGATCTCGCTTTTCCACGTATCGCGATTAATGAACTCTCCCCGCACTTCGTTGATTGTGCTTTCCCATGTTGGCCGGCTGAACTCGAGATCAGAAATCTTGCTCGCGTTCAGTGTGACCAACGGGAGATAGTTACCGCTCGTGTCGTGCAAATTCCGGCACTTGAATTTCTCACCGTTCCACCAAGAAATGAGCCCGGTATGCGATTTGATAATGTCGCGCACCTGGTCGATGGTCGTTTGCTGGTCAATGGTGAACGACATGCCGATATTGTTTTCAGCGAAAAAGCTGCTCGCCATGACGAAACTTTCCTCGTCAATGAGATCGCTTGATGCTCCCCGGCCCCAAACCTTGTTTGTCAGAATCTCGTAAAGGATCGCCGCGGGGTTCGCGTCATAGTACGCCGCATGCTCAGTATCGAGACTCCCCCGAGTGACAAGCTCATCGACGGTAGTACCGTTATCCCGGTTGCACTTCGGCAGGCGTAACAGCTCGAACAGATGCGTTTTCGCAGCCGGTGAGTTGCCAACGCAATAGCCGTAATAGCTGGCAAAGCACAAGTTTCGATAGTTCAATCCCGCGCCGTAATAATCGCCACTCGCGACCCGCGTTTGCGTCGAGCTGCCACGGTAAATCCGGCAGGGCCCGGATTCATAGTTCGTACCGCTGAGGCTGAGATTGATATAGTCGCCAGTGAACGGCGTCCATTCGCTCGAAGTAAACACCTTATCCTCGCCCGGAGATGCCCACACGTTTTTGATCGCATCGAGCGGCCCCATGCAAAGGCCGGTTTCCCAGGAGCCGAAATATTGATACCCGGTGATGGTTTTAGTCGTCGCGCTACTGCTACTACCGCCGCCGTCGTCGCCCTTTCCGCTGCTACTGCTCGAAGACGAGGACTCGGTATAGATCGCGCTCGTGTAATGGCTCGCCGAATCGTAGCGAATATAGTTACCGTTGATCCGAACGGCCCCGAAGATCACCTTGACCGAAATACCCTCTGAAGCTGTTGCGAGAGAGAACTCCTGAGACTGCGCACCGCTCGACGTTTGCGTGCTCGACTTGTCCATGAAATACATGGTGCCGATCGCTTGACCGATCAGGAAACCACTTCCCGCAATGGCGAGCAATGTCGGCCCAAATACGAGCCCGGCCCCACCTGTCGCAAAGGCTAAAGCACCAATGCCGACCGCAGCCAATCCAATTCCAATCGCACCGCCCATTAAAGTTCCATTACTCATTTGTGACCCTCGAAGAAATGTTGAAATCGAGCGTCGCCGGGTCTTTTTTCAACCCGATCTCAGTAACCCGAATGACGCTATGAACCCGTTTTTTGATGTGCGCCCACTGATGGACGTCGACGAATCGCCGAGCTAGGCAATGCCATATCGTTCCGTCGATAAAAAATCCGCAATGGTTTGAAGAAAGGTCGGCATTGAAAACGACGATGTCGCCGTCCTGCATAGTGAACCACTCCTCGTACTTGAACCGCTCGGCGTTAGCGCACGCCATGAATGAGGAGATCAGAATTTCCTCAGCATCCCGGCCCCCTACACGGTCATCGTAGAACGGCAATGAGATTTGGGGAATCACCTCGGCCTCGATGAGTACGTTCAGGACAAAATGAATGCAGTCGGTTCCGACCTGCTTAATGCCCATGTGATGACGAAATGGCGTTCCCTGCCACTCAAGGCAGGACTTTCGCGCAATGGCGAGGCGCTCCGGCGTCCAGATTTTAAGCGGTTCCGTCATAGCTGATATTCTCCGTTGGGATGTATGGCATGCCGCCAAAGTTCGCGAGGTTCGCTTTCGCGCTGCAATCGTCCATTGTGTGTTTGCACCCCTCGTACACGGTGACCTCGTAACCCTCATTCTCAAAAGCCTCCAACCAATAGGAGAGCCGAAGAATGACGACGCCCGCGCTCACAGTGGCGCTATCGATGATTCCGTCCTTTAGGCCGGTATCGACGCACCGAAGGAAACCGCCGCGGAATGCGGTGCCGACCGGCGTGACGGCGACGGTGACGGTCTTATTCCATCGATTCGCCGAGATGATAACCGTCGAATGCGCAAAAGCCGCAAGCGTAAGGCCACAACTCGGCCCGCAAAACATATGATTGCATTGCCGTTGGTAGTAGTACCGAGGAAGAACTCTATCTCCCTGGTTGAAGATAGGAACGATCGATGCCGTGATGATGGGACCGGTAAACGAAATATTGAAAAGGCGACCACGCGAGACAACGGCGGCATCGGTCGTAAAATCGACCGTTCCATCGCCCGGATTCACTCGAAAAATTGCCGATTCGATACGGCTTGTCGGGGCCGTGATGAAATATTGCCGGAGGAATCCGCTATCGATAGCCATCTGAATTTGAACCCCCGACGAATTATTGTCAGAGGTAAATTTGATACTGTCATGCTTGATCGCGGTCGGCCCAAACTCCTGTACGCCGCCGCCGATCCAGTCCGGGCAGTTCGACAACGAGATCGGCCCGTCGTAATTCGTGAGATATAGCTTCGTACCGCTGTCGACGTGCTCCATGAAATAGAGATAGACGACTTGGCTCTCACTGGAATTGTCCGAAATTTGAAGATTTGTAGCGAGTGCTTTCATGGCGTGGTGATGCTGATGTTTCGCGTACTCCAAGTGATGCCCTGATTGCCATTGTACCCGAATACGACCCGGCCAATAATCGCCCGGTTAAAGTCGTGACTGACAGAGTCAACGCCGTTGAGCGTGAAAGTTATTACCGTTCCGACGCGCTTCAATTGCAGGGTATTCCATCCCGCGCCGAAGCTAGTACTCGTAGCGTAGTTATAGGCGAGATCGTTTGAATCGTAGCCGGCAAAATTATCGGCAGTTCCGATCATGTCGCACGTCCTTCGGATCAAAAGAGTGCCATCATTGACGATGCTGCCGTATCCCATCATCTTCGAGTCTTGGTCAATCAACCCAATCATCGCGCCGCGGGCAAGTGTTGGCGTAAACTCCACCTCTAACGAAGCTGTGAAATCGCCCGATACTATCGAAGGCGTTCCGACAAGAATATAATCATAGGGCTGATCGATCGTCGCCCCGGTCAATACGCCGCCCGTCACGGTCAACGCGCTCGCGTGCAACCACGACAAACCGCTAGTTGTGTTGCCGCTGTTCGAGTACGGCGTACCCGCTCCGCTTGGATACCAATTTTGCAGCCCGCACGAAACGAAATCCGGCGCGATCGGGATACAAACGAGTTTGCTTGTCGCATAGGCCAACGCCTTAGCGTTTGCGTCCTCAACGCTCACCGTCGAAATGAATCGCTTCGCTTTGACTGTTACCGAGCTACCTTCGGTATATTCGCCACAGGATGCCGTTTGCGCCTCGTTCCAATACCAAATGGTCGCCGGCTCAGTATACGACTTGATGAGCTCAACGAACCCGATATTCATCTGGGCGTAATCCTCCATCACGAACTTAACGCTCAGCGAGTCCTCGGCAAAACGGCAGAAGTTGAGCAGGCCAATCATTGATTGCCCGATCTTTCCACGCTGCATGATCTCGGTCGGCAATGCAGAATCGAGCACGAGGCGCTCGACAGAGTCGCTCACCGAAATGACATCGACCACTCGACGGGCTACCAGATTTCCGCGGTGATCGTAGAAAAAGAGGTTTCGCCCGCTCTCTTGGTTCAGCTCCTCGCCGGCATCGAGAAAAACCGACTGATAGCCAATCGCCACAATATCAATGTGCCCGGAATCAGTGATCGGCGCGGCGAGCCTCAATTCAGGGTGCCAAGATGGAAGCCAAAACGCTTGATGCGATCCGGCGCGGCTATTGAAGAATTTGAGCAAAGCCCCGATCTGAGCCGCTCCATCGATTTGAAAATTGAAGTTGAACGAATGCAGGGGTCGACGCTCAGGCCATGAGATCACGCCCGGAGCCTTTTCATTCATCAAACCCTGAATGCCCGTTGCCTGAATCATCATCCTTGGCGCATCAGAGAACGACGGCACAAAGTCAAAAACATCAAACCCGTAATGCGTCATAGGTCGGTTACCTCAATCGTTTCGTCGGTAGCTGCCAAATCGGTAAAATCGAACGTTGCGGTGTTGTCTTTTCGATAGCCCTTAATGCACGGCCATACATCAGCGGCGAGAGTGAAGCCGAGAAGCGGGGTTGTGACGTCGAGAGTGACCGTGCCGGAATCCATCGCCACAATCGGCCAAAAGCCGTTACCGATTCCGCTCTCTTGAAGATAGATCATCCACCCCACGCGAAACGGGCCGTTGGTCAAATCCTCAGCGAAGGTCAAGACAGGGCTCGACACATTCACCGGATTGAACCGAAGCGGCCACATCGGAAGGACAACCGGAGATTGAACCTCTCGCATGGAAAGAGAGCGCCGAACGCTGAACTCGGCAGTCGACAGGGCCGAAATCGTGTATTTGATCCGGTAGCGCGGCACTCGACGCCGGCGCACGCGCTGCTCAGTCGAGTTGTGCGCCCGATTGATGTCAGTCATCCATTGAGGTTCGAGCTCAACACCTTTCGACCAGTCCGGTTGATCGGTGATGAACTTCGGCCCACGGTTGAGAGTAGACGGCGTAGACATGGCATTACGAAATCATGCGCCGAACCATCGATTTACGTTGGCCCAACGCATTGACGACGACATCGGGGTGAGCCGCAAGGTAAGACGCGATCTCGTGCGGCTCCTTGGTATTCAGGATCGTCACCTTCGTTTCGCGAGAACCGCCGAGGGCCTTCATCTGTTCTTCGGTGAAAACGCCCTCCCCTTTCTTCAGGATCGCCGGCACTTCATCGCCGACAATACCGCCGCCATGATACCGGGGAAGGCTCATAGATGCGTTGGGGAGGCTGTCACGACCCATAACACCGCCAGTGTGCGCCAACATACCCGACATCAAGATCGTCCCGCCAGCGCCCCCGCCGATGCCGCCCATCGCGGCCTGTAGGCCCTGAACGATCAGCATCTTGATAATGAGCTGCTCGAGCGTAGTCAGGATGTCGGTGCCGATTTGCTGGAATGCCTCGCCCCAACTTTCGGTTGCGCTCATCGCCTTTTGCAAATTGCTCGTTGCGCTGTTGATCGCGCTGTCGAGCGTGCCGGTGACAACCCCGGCAGCCTGTTGGGCTGCGGAGCCGAAGTTGTTCACCCATTTTTGGAGATCGCCGAAGAACTGCCCGCTGCCGGTAGTCGTCGCGAGATTGTTCTGTGCCTGGGCGATTTGCGTCTGAAATTGGCGCATCTCCTCTTGAACCTTCAACGTCGCCTCGGGGCTATTCGCGACGTCCGGGTTGCTCAGGGAAGCCTTGCGGAGCTCATAGAGCTTTTGAAGCGCCGCGATTTGCTCGGTATAGAGCGAATTGAGTTCCTTGTTTTTCGTCGAGAGATTGGCGAACGGATCACCGTTGATCTTCTCGATTTCAGCATTGATCTTGCCGAGATTGTCGCTCGCCTTCGCAAGCGAAAGTGATTCATCCACCGCCTTCAGAATCTCGGCGGTTGCATTGGCCTTATCAGCAAGTGAGTTATAGGTTTCCTCGCCGAGCTTTTTGGAACGAGCAAAGTATTCCGTTTCCGTCATCAGGTTGTGTTCCCTGAATTCGGAAAGAATCTGCATGTCCTGTTTGTACTTCGTGAGGATTTTCGTATCCGTCTCGTATGCCTCAGCCGCGGCGCTCGGTCGCCATCCTGCCGGCGCGGTCGGGGTCGTGTCATACTTCGGGCCCGGAGCGGCTTGCTTGACCCTATTCATCGCATCTATTTGGCTCTGAGTTTGGGCAATAATCTCATCTTGGCGACTGGCGAGGTATTTCGTGCGGTCGCTATCCTCTCCGAAAATGTCGAATTTTCCGTAGGCGTTACTATAGCCTTCTGTGAAGGCCGTCGCGATTGCCGCGCCGTCGCGCTTTTGCTGCTCTACAAAACTCTGTAAACTGCCCTGAACTTGCGGGGCAACGAGCTGTTGAGCGACGGGGGCGGTAAGAGCTTGCTGTGTGCCTCCGGTAATCTTCGACCATGCGTTTTTGATGATATTTGCCACATACTCAAACGCGGTTTTCAGATACTCGTAAAGCTGAACACCGGCCTTCATCAGCCACGATGAAAAATCAGTCGCAATCGAAATAAGAGTGCTCCCGAGATCGCTCCAAAATCCGGGCTTCATCAACTCGAGAAACGTGTTTTTCAAGTACGTTCCAATAGCCGACATCGCGGCGAGCTCAGCCATCGTAACGGCGTAAAGATGATTGGCCAGGGCATCCACGGCGCGACGAAAACCGAGTTCAAGCGTCACCGCAATGAACTCGCCGAGGTTCCCCTGCTGAAACATCGCCTGCAATGCTTGGATCGCAAGACCAGCCTTCGGGGCGATCTCATCCAAATTCCAAGCTACAAGCGCGATACCGCCCGCAAGAGCGATCCAAGGGCCCGCGGCGAGTAATCCGGCTCCAATCGCCCCCGCACTCGCAACAGCCATCACGGCGGCAATCTCTACTGCGAGCAGACCGAAAGCCTCAGCAACCCGAATAATCTCAGCCGTGTGACTCAACGCCCATACGGTCAAACTCGTTCCCCACTGGACAAGTCGAGCGATTCCACCCGCAATCTCCTCGAGGCTCTTTTTCAGAGAGTCGTCTGAAATAGCGTTCTGTAATTTTGCATATGATTCCCGCAGCTCATTAAACACGTCCTTGCTGATCTCAGCGGAAACCTGTTGGTAAAGGTCGATGAAATTCGAGAGACGACCGTTGAAGCCCTCCATTGCGGCCTCTGATGCCTGCACGCGAGGCGCGATCAAATCTTGGATATATTGTGCCAGCTCGTTGCCTTGGCGCATCGAGACCATCTGTTGCAACTTCTCCTGATTTGCGCCGAGAGACATCGCGCCGAAATCGCGGGCGGTATATCGCCCCGTAATCGTCTGCCGGATTTCCGAGGGAACATTCATAATGCCCATCGAGGAATAGAGAGAGCCGAGCTTTCGCACAGTGACGATGAGGTTCTCAATCGACATGCCGGCAGCGAGCGCGGTCGGCGCGGAAATGCTCACCGCCTCGAGCAGGCTCTCGAATGTCGCCTGGGACTTCAACGCTTCAGACTTCAGGAGGGTAATGCTCGATGCCGCCTGTTTCATGGCGGCGTCGAAACTATTGATCTTCCCCGTCGAATCGAACTGTTGAAGCGTGCCGGCAATGGCGAACTGAGCGGTTTCGAGCGTGGCGTTGAATTTGACGCCGGTATTAATGACGCGCCCGATCGTACTATTATAGAAATCAATCGCCTTCCTTACCGCGTCAATAGCCTGATTGAACGAGAAGAAAATCGCGGTCAATGAACCCATCGACATATTCAACCGCTTCTGCATGCGGTCGCCAGCGTCGCCCACCTGGTCAATGGCTCTTACAGATTCCGAAGCGCCGCTTTTTGCTCCCGAAGGATCTATAACGACGCCGAGTGTAGCGATGTCCATGCCCATAGCTACTTTTTGCCCTCTTTCCTCTCAGCCGTCAATCTTAGGAACTCATCATCTATAATTCTTATATAATATAGAAACTCCTCGCATTGCTCTATAGAATATCCCTTCATATCGCAATACGCCTTGACCTCGGCCATCGGTATAGCGCCAACGGCCATAGACATAGATCGGCAGGGATGGAGGGCTAAAAAGCCTCTCCACACCCAAAGTAATTCCGGCAAAACATCGACATAGTTTATCAGCGCATCCGGCGTGCGCCCTTCCTCAGCTAGGCCGAGCAGGAATTCAAAACTACTGCCCCACTGAATCGACCACTTCAGGACCGCTTTTCAAATTGGCGGCTGCCTCCTGAATCGCCGCCTGTCGGTAATTGTCTTGCCGGGTCGCTTCCTCGCGAATGAATGCGCGAATTTCGGGAGACTGAAAAAGCAAAACCTTGGCATTTGCGATGGAGTAGTCGAAGGGCACACCATTGTTTTCGAGCCCTTCCCAACCGAGAAGGATCGTCTCGGCTTCGGCGTCGATCTGCATGCGACGCATCAAATCGGGGTCGTTGAGTTGATGACGTTTCGCCGGATTCGCGTAGGGCTGCATGAGCCGCTGAATGCGCGATTCGTACTTGGGATTATTGATGCTGGCGACGCGAAAGCGAACGCCTTCGGTGTATTCGACAAGCACGCCGTTTAGAGATTTGTCGGCGTCGGGTATGAGATTCTTAATGTCCATCGTGGTTCCTTTTCTGTTTCCTGATTCGTGTTTCCTGTTGGATAGATAGCCGGGCGAGTACGGCCACGCACTCACCCGGCTATTGGCTCCAAAATCCCCTCGTGAGAGGGAAATTATTCGATAGGAACGCCGGTCGAAACGATAATCGAAGCGTTTTCGAACGGGTCCCTCTTTGCTTGAAATTCAATCGGCAACATGAGATCGGAGTTGACCCCGCTCACGTTCGGATTGCCCTTGAGCAGCTTGATCGCCGGCAGATAGAACGCCAGGCAGTACTTGCCAAGCGTAAGGCCAACGATCAGCGAAACGGTCTCGTGGGCGACGATACTGTCATAGAGCGCCATCGAGGAGAAATAGACCTCAAGGGTTCCGGTAACTTCGCACCGGCCAACGCCGATGCCCGTATTTGACGCGCTGGCAACGGCGTCCTGCCCTCGAAGATTGTTTTTGATCTTGAGCTTTAGGCTCTTGACGTCGGCGGTGCCGCTACCGCATTTGATCGCCCCGACGTTGTTCGAGGCTGAGAGAACATTCCCGCTCGTGTCTGTTCGAGTAGCGACAGTGAAACCGCCGTTCTGGTAGGCTTTGGCTCCAATAAACGACATGCTGCCGGTGATGAGTTTGCGGCTGGTAATATCCAGCGAGAACTCATCAATCATCATTCCGGCATAGCCAACGCTTTTCGCCATGTCGGTGAAATTCTTCTCGATGAAGAACGAGCGGCGCGTTTTGCCGTTCTTGATCTCCTTGAGCCCATAAGTCGCCCCTGAGAGAATCGGACCTTCGCCGCCAAGAGAAGGCCGAACCTTCATAATAGAGTAAGGCAG